GATGGTAGATTTAAAGCGTGTTGTCTTGCAGCTGGAAGTAAAGATCATAATATAAACAATACATCTATAAAATCATGGATGGAAGATAGTAAATATATGAATGATTTAAGAAAAGAAATGTTAGATCCTGCAAAACATGGTACTAAAGCAATTAATGAACATTGTATAAGATGTATTAGTGATGAAAAGAGATATGGTAAATCTCGTAGAACACACCATATGTGGAAAGAGTCAAGTACTAAAGAACGTTGGGATGCTATAGAAAGAAACGTTAGAATGTACGAGAAGACAGGTGTATGGACTTTTGACGAAAGAATAATGCAAATACAATTAAAGTCTTTTGGTGTAGAATGTAATTTAGATTGTCATATGTGTAACCATGACAGCTCATCTATGCGTATTGATATGATGAGAAAACATGATGTTTATAGTGAAAAGATGTTTGGTTCAATGGAAAAAACAAATCATAAAATTAAACTTGTTGAAGATAATTTAAATAAAATAGACAAAAAAGATGTTATTGAACAAATAAAAGAACTTGCTCCATATCTTAATAGTATAAAAATTATAGGTGGTGAGCCATTGATAATGAAAAAGTATTTTGAGTTTTTAGAAGAAATAGTAAAAACAGGACACGCACCTCACATAAAAATTAAATTTCAAACTAATCTTACAAAATTAGGCGAAGGCAAACATAAATTTATTGACTTTGTACCTAAATTTAAAGAAACTTCATTTACTGCTTCTATTGATGGTATTAATCAGAATGCTGAGTATTTAAGAAGAAGATCAAACTGGAAAGAAATAGAAGAAAATATAGCATTATTAAATTCAGACAAATACAAAGGTAAGGCACACGTTGATGTTAATTCTGTAATTACATGTTTTAGTGTTTTACGATTTGATGAAGTAATTAAATATTGTAGAGATAATCCTGGGATTAGAGGTGCAGGTTGGTTGATGATTGAAAGACCTAAATCATTAAGAGTACATAATCTACCTAGAAAACTAAAAGATCAACTTATACCAAAATATGAAGGCTGGCCTGATATTCAAGCTGCATTACGAATGGATGAAGAACCAGACAATGATTTTCAGGACACGTTAAACTATATGTTACAACAGGACAAAGCATATGTAGGAACAAAATGGGAATCACATTTATTTGAAGTATTTCCAGAACTAAAGGAATATTACAATGGTTGATATAGAGCAAGAAAAAGAATATATAAAAAAAATTCAAAAGTGTCAAAGAAATTGGGACTATTCAAAGACTATACCTAAAGAGCATGTTGATCATCTTTTGTGGGTAGCTCAAAATGCACCATCAAAACAACATGAAGCATATTATGATATTCATTATTCAACTGATAGAAAAGTTATAGAAGAACTTTATAAGTGGTCGTGGGGATTTACTCATTCAGGTAAACCACCTGCAACGTGGCGTAATCCACAAATGAACGCTAATATGTTTATGTTATTTGTTATGAAACATCCACCAACAAGTAGAAATTATTTAAATGAGGGTTCTGTTACTCCAACAGATCATCCAGCTAGATGGGAAAATGGATTAGTTGCAGTAGGTACTGCGTTAGGATTAGTTATGAGATCAGCAGCTGAATTAGGTTATGCAACTGGTTGTAATAAGAATAATAGTCAAGGACCTGATTGTGATTTTAATTGGGAACGTAGAATGGGTATATATGAAGATATATACATACATAAAAAGAAAAAGATGTTGTACGGAATAGGTATAGGTTATCCGCAAGAAGGAAGACCTAGAAATGAATCAGATGATAAAGAATTAATAATAGGTGCAGCTAATGGTCACAATCTTTCCTCAAAGAACAGAGGTGAAGAACGAGATATAAGAGGTTGGAAATATAGACAATGTTCAGTTGTTGATGTAACTAAATCAGATAAGGCAACTGACCCTTATGGTAATGTACATGAATTACCAGACAAAGCTGTTTTCTATACCATGTCAAATATTCCACGTGAAATTAATATATACGAAATTAAATGAGAATAATATGTTGTAGATTTGGTAATAAGTTTAGTCAATGGCACGTTGACAACTTAAAACATATGATAGATGAATACTCTGGTCTAAAGTATGATAGTTTTGAAGTTATAGAAGATGATCTATATGGCAATTGGTTTAATAAGCTTCAAATGTACGATAGATTTAGAGATGATGAAAATCTATACTTTGATTTAGATTTAGTTATCTATGATAAGTTACCTGATCTTATAAGAAAAGATTTTACACTATTAGATGATACATGGTGGAGAGAACCAGCTCATACACCCTTAAACTCATCTATTGTATCTTGGACAGGTGATGTATCTTACATATGGGATAAATTTAAAGAAAATGATGAATTTTTTATTAGTACATATACTAGAGGTAGTGATGAATGGTATTATAAAAATATTAAATATGAAACATACGATAAAGTATGTCCATCAATTAAAGATTATATCTATCAACAACCACCTCAATTTAGTGTTTGTACATTAGGTCAAATGCACCATCTACAAGAAAAAGGCTGGACTGGTTGGTATTCTGAATACTTTTTACAAAGCTAAGTTTAAATCGTTCAAATTTCTACAAATTTCAATATCAAAACACTTGTTATCGTAAATTTTTTTATAAAGTGTAGCAAATCCTATCTGGTTTCTTTCAAAATCATTTCTACCGTTATTCTCATACTCGGCACACATAGGTAAATATATTTTAGTTTTATAACCTGCCTTTGACCAATGATAAGCACCTATATCTTTAGTTTTAAACACACAACCTGAAGTATTAGTACCTGTTACAATTATTTGTGTATTTAAATGACTAATATAATTGCCATCATGTGGTCCTAGTTTTGATTTTACATAATCTATAGTGTAATTATCATCTTCGAACTTATCTAAAGGTTTCGTCCAAGTAGGATCATCTTCAAGTGTAAAAAATTTAAACCCTTTTGATATTGCCATATTTTTAAGCTCTCTTAACTTTTTATCATTCTGATCTATTACTGTTGAAAAAAATAAACATCTATTTCTATCAGTACCTGATGATATAATTTCATTAAGATAAGCGTATCTCATGCTATCGCTATAGCTATCTGTGGTTAAAGCAGGATGACCATAGAAGTCAATCAGTAAAATTATAGTTTTCACTAATCTCCTGCGTTTACTCTACTAACCTCTGCAATTTCAATAGCCGCTTTTAAAACGTCTAGTTTAGTTTTTGCCTGTCTTATCTTTTTCTTAGCCTCATTGTTAGATGACTCACTAATATTTTTAGTTTCAAAACATGCTAATTTTAATGCAAAGATTTGATCAACATTATCATTATCTTCAAATAATGCTGTTAAGATTTTAGGGTAAAATTTAGTATCAAGTTTTTTGTTTTCAAACTCAAATATAAGACCTTCTTTTTCAGCAATTCTTAATACAGATTTTTCAAACTGTTCTTGTTCAAGTTTGTTTCTTTGATAAGTTGCCTCATGCAATTGATCAATATTTATTTTAGTTTGAAGTGCTACCCATTGATGATGGCCTTCTTCGTAAGGTATGATTGTAGAAAATAGTTTTTTCTTATCTTCAGTAGTTGTTAATACTTCAATGTTTTTTCTATCTTGGTCAATGAAGTACGCACTAACAAAATTATCTTTTAGATATTCTTCAGTTATCATTTCTGTTCTCCTTTATGTATTCATATAAATTAACTTGTGGTGTCCATCCTATATTATTTAGTAGGGTATTATCAGCAAGGTTATCTAGTCTTTCGGTGTGTTCTCCCACAACCCTTTCACAATCTATACCAAAGTGTTCTATTAACTCTATAAGATTGTTTGTAGTACCAGAACCTATATCTGTAATACCCTTAACGTTTGACTTAATCAAACTATCTATCGCTCTCACTAAATCGTCAACGTGTATAAAATCTCTACTATGATTTGTGTTAATATAAGGAACATCATTTCTTAATATCCTTGGTATTAACATACTCTCTCTAGCATTGGGACCATATACAGTTGTAAATCTCATACCTACACTATTAGGTGGTGCAATCTGTTCAAGGCTATACTTGCTCATGGCATATGGATTTTTCCATGGCTCATGTGCTGTTGATGAACTTGCGTATAAGATTCTTGTGTCTTTGAAATATTGAAATAGTCTTTGACCTGCAATTACATTTTGTTCCCAATATTCTGTCGGTCTACCTAAACTATCTCTAACGCCAGATAAACCAGCAAGATGTATAACTAAATCTACAGAATATTTTAAGTCGCAGGAAAGTAAATCATTGCCAGACTCTTTGTCTATGCAAATTACTTTGTGACCTTGTTCGTTTAAGAATTTATTTAAGTGTTGACCTATGAAGCCTTCACTACCTGTTAATAATATATCCATAATATAATTTATAATAGAAATAACTATCTATTATGATTTGTTTATTCGTAAGTAGTATGTAGCTGCAGTTACAGCTGATCCATTTGGAAATTCCTGTGCTCTATAGTCATCATTATTTACAAAACGTGTTTGATAATTACCAGAACCATTTAAAATAGTATCTGCCATACCAGAACCTCTAGTATTACCAGAACCAGAAGTACCAATGTTGTAACTTAAAGAATAACCATCACTAGATGATACTGCCGTGTACTTCATCCACTCTGATAACAAAGTATCAAAAGCAGCCGTTGTAAATTCTTTAATATTATTAGAACCATCTAAAAAATATGGTTCAGTATATGTAATTTGAGAACCAGTAATTTTGTGTAGATAATAGTTTGTAATAGTTGTAGGTTGGTCTAGTGCTTCAGGAATTTCACCTGCTATATAAGCACCTGTATTTGCTCTTGTATCTGTAAATATTGCTGTTGCTGATACTAATGATGATCCACCAACAGATGTAGTTGTTGAAACGTGATACGTTCCACCTTGTTGCGTTCCTGTTGAACCAGA